CCAATGTTTTATTATTGATCCAGAAGACTATGCCAAAGCAGAGGATACTGGAAAAATATTAGCTGTAATTCATAGCCACCCAACAACACAACCTATTGCAAGTCAAGCAGATATGGTAAGTTGCGAGGATACAAATTTACCATGGCATATTGTTAATCCAAAAACAGAACAATGGGGTTATTATGAGCCAACTGGTTATAAACCACCTTTACTTGGTAGGCATTGGGTTTGGGGTATTACTGATTGTTTAAGTTTAGTAACAGATTGGTATTTTGAGAAAAAGGGTATAAATATAAATAAAGCCACAAGACCTATTACCCCTGAAGATTTTGCTGAAAATCCAGAATCAAAAGAAGATGGTGATTTCAACAATTATCTTCAAAATGTAGGATTTCGTTTGCTTTTGCCAGATGAAAAATTAAAAAATGGAGATGTTTTAGCCATGAGTATTTTAGGTAAAGGTTTAAATCATGTTGGCATTTTTTTAGATGGAGATGTTTTGCATCATTTAGCAGATAGAATAAGCTGTAAAGAGCCATATAATGAATGGCTTTTAAAATGTACAGGAGCTAGGTATCGGTATGATGCGTAAAATAAAACTGTATGGTGAACTGGTAAAAATTACAGGACATAAAGAATTAGAGGCTGCTGTAAATACAACAGCACAAGCTGTAAGTTTTCTTATTAATAATTTTCCAGAATTAGAAAATCATATGGCAAATAGATATTATCAAGTTTTATTAGAAAAAGATAATGTAAATATAGATGAATTGCATTTTCCAGTAGGTAAATCTGATATTAAATTTATTCCTGTTGTCTCGGGTTCTGGTGGTATAGGTAAAGCTTTATTTGGTGGTGCTTTAATTGCATTAAGTTTTGGTGTTGGTGGTTTATTTACTGCCCCTCTTGCTTTTGGTGGTGGAGGTATTGGATTTGCTGCCGCTGGCTTAGGTGCAAAAGCTGCTTTTGGTATTGGTGCTTCATTACTTTTAAGTGGTGTCAGTGATATGTTATTTCCTACACCTAAAATGCCACAATTTAGTTCTGAGCAAGACCCAAGGCTGTCGTTTAGTTTTAATGGAACACAACAGACAAGTCGTGCCGGTACGCCAGTTCCTTTAGTATATGGCGAAATTTTAACTGGTTCTGTTGTAATAAGTTCTTCAATTGATACTGAACAGGTGCAAGTATGACCGATAATAAAAAAATTATTCGTGGTTCTTTTGGTGGACGTTCAAGACCCTCTCCACCTCCACAACCAACAAGAACACCTGACACTTTACACAGCAAGCAGTTTGTAACATTCTTAGATTTAATTTCTGAAGGAGAGATAGAGGGAAGTGCATCTGCTTCTAAAGAAGGCATAACTGATAAAACATCTACAGCATATAAAAATGCATATCTCAAAGATGTTTTTTTAAATGATACACCAATATTAAGTGCAACAGCATCATCAACAGATCCACAAGATGTTGATTTCAATTTTCAAGATGTGACATTTAATTCAAGACATGGAACTGCAAACCAAACAAAAATTAGTGGTGTTGAAAGTTCTTCTTCAAGTACACCTGTCGGTATTGAAGTAACAGCAGCTTCGGCAGTTACAAGACAAATAACCAATACAAATGTAGATCGTATAAAAGTTACAATTACATTTCCACAGATACAAGTAGCAACAGATAGTGGTGACTTGTTAGGAGATACAGTGGAATTTAAAATTTCTGTTCAGTATAATTCTGGTGGTTTTACAGACGTACATACTGATACTGTTACTGGAAGAACTGCTGATGCATATCAAAAAGATTTTTCTATTGCAATTACTGGTTCTTTTCCTGTTGATATTCGAGTTACAAGAATTACTGCGGACAGCACAAGTAGCAGTACAGTAAATGCATTTCAATGGACAAGTTTTTCGGAGATCATAGATAATGCCTCTACATACGCAAACTCTGCTTATAACGCAATTAGATTAGACTCACAACAATTTGGTTCAATACCATCAAGAAAATTTAGAGTTCGTGGAATAAAAGTAAGAATACCGGGGGCTGGTGCATCTAGCTCTGGAACTCCCACTGTTGATACTGCAACTGGTCGAATCGTTTATCCTTCTGGTTATATTTTTAATGGTGTAATGGGTGCTGCTGTTTGGACTTCATGCCCAGCAATGATTTTATTAGATTTACTTACAAATACCAGATATGGTTTTGGCGATCATATAACAGACAGCAATCTTGATTTATTTTCCTTTATAACTGCAAGTAAATATGCAAACACGCTTGTAGATGATGGATTTAATGGTCAAGAAGCGCGATTTAGTTGCAACGTAAATATACAATCATCTGCTGAGGCATTTGATCTCATAAATGAATTAGCTGGTGTTATGAGATGTATGCCAATTTTTACTGCTGGTTCAATAACTATTACTCAAGATTCACCAAAAAGTGCAAGTTACCTTTTTAATCTTAGTAATATAACCTCTGAGGGTTTTAATTATTCTGGTAGTAGTTTAAAACAAAGACATACTGCTGTTGCTGTTTCATACTTCAATATGGACAGTCAAGATGTAGATTTTGAAGTTGTAGATGATACTACCGCACAAAGTAAGTTTGGAATTATTACAAAACAAGTAAAAGCATTTGCTTGTACATCAAGAGGACAAGCTGCAAGATTAGGACGAGCAATATTGTTTGCAGAGCAAAATGAATCAGAACTTGTAAGCTTTACAACTTCAATAGATGCTGGTGCTATTGTAAGGCCGGGTGCCATTATTGACATAAATGATCCTGTACGTGCCGGTGTAAGAAGAGGTGGAAGATTATCTGCTGTTGCATCTACAACAGTTATGACTATTGATGACGCTAATGCTTCTGATTTAGCAACAACAAATTCTCCAACTTTTAGTGTTGTTTTACCAGATGGAACTGTTGAAACTAAAGATGTTTCCAGTATTAGTTCTGCTGGGGTTGTAACTGTAAGTTCTGCCTTTTCACAAACACCAAATGTAAATACTGTTTGGCTTTTAGCCAATACAACAGTAGAAGCACAAAAATTTAGAGTAATAACTGTTGAAGAACAAGATGGCATTAATTTTTCAATTACAGCACTTTCTTATGTTGAAGCTAAATATGATTTTATTGAAGATGGCTCAAGCTTACCAACAAGAACTATATCTGTTTTAAATGAATTAAAAGCACCACCATCTAACCTCTCTGCTGTTGAAACAATCGTACCTATAAACAATCAAGCAGTGTCAAAAATATTTATAAGTTGGCAACCAATTGTTGGTGTTATTGAATATCAAGTTAATTATAGATATAATAATGGAAATTTTATATCTGAAAAAGTTTCAAGACCTGATTTTCAGATATTTAATAGTCAGCTTGGTACATATGAAATACAAGTTTTCAGCTATAACATACAAGGGCAACTTTCTGCTACATCTAACAATTTAACTTTTATTGCTGTTGGTAAAACTGCACTTCCAGAAGACCCAACAGGATTAACAATTGAACCTGTTTCAGACCTTTTTGTAAGATTACGTTTTAACCCTGCAACAGATGTTGATGTAACCCATGGGGGAACTATTTCCGTCAGGCATACGCCAAGCATTGACCCTGCTGTTGCAACATTTAGTAATTCAACAGAAATAATACCAAAACTTTCTGGAAATATTAGTGAAACTTTAGTCCCTGCACTTACTGGAACTTACAGCATAAAATTCCTTGATGATGGTGGGCGTAGATCAAATAATGCTGCAAGAATAATTGTTACGCAACCAGACCCCCAACCAAATCAAGTAATACTTACAGAAAGGGAAGATACAGATTCACCACCTTTTCAAGGAAATAAAACAAATACTTTTTATGATGCCGATTTTGATGGGTTGTTATTAGATGGAACAACTTTATGGGATTCAATAACACAAAATATTGATGACTTATCAAATATTGACTTTGCTGGCCCTATAAATTCAAGCGGATCGTATGAATTTCAAAATGAAGTTGAAATGGGTGGGATTTTTAATCTTACTTTAAAAAGGAGGTTTGTTACTTCTGGTCTTTTACCCAATGATCTTATTGATTCAAGGACAGCTAACATCGATACTTGGACAGAATTTGACGGTACCCTCGCCGAAGATGTTGGAGCAAAACTACTTGTTGCCACAACTCAATTAGCGACTACAACTTCAACAGCAGCAACTTACGAACAAAGTGGTACAACTATTACGATCACTAAATCTTCACATGGATATTCTGCTGGCGATCAAGTTGTAATCGACTTTACTGCTGGGAGTGCAACAGATGGTAATTATGTAATTCAAACAAGACCAAATGTAAATACTTTTACTGTTACCGCTTCTGCAAGTGCAACTATATCAAGCGGAACTGCTTGTAATATCGGACCAAACTTTACGCAGTTTAATACTTTTGCAAATGGAGAATATACAGCAAGAGGATTTAA